ACAATATTATGACAGCTTCAGCGAGTTTGGTAGTAACAGGAACAGGAACAACTTATTCAGTGTCGGCATCATTGCCTGCCACTTATGATCAAGCAGGCTTTGAAGCTCTGACCTTCACGGATGTAGCAGAAGTGGTTTCTATTCCATCTGTCGGGCCAGTGTTTGAGCAGGTAGATCACAAGGCGTTAGATCGTCGTAACGTGGTAAAGCGCAAAGGTACAGTTGACTATGGCTCAACCGATATGGGCTTAGGTTGGTCGCCAACAGATGCAGGTCAGACTCTTCTGATAGCCGGTGCTGATGGTGCCAATGTAGATCAGGTTTACTCGCATAAAATCGAGTACCCTACAGGCGACATTAAGTATTTCACCAGTCAGATTTTTAGTTATACCACAGAGGTTGCCGATACTGACTCGATTATCGGCTCAACTGTTAGTATTAGTCTTGATAACACTATTATTGATGTGGCGGCACCGTAATGGATTTAGCTAATTTTAATCTAGCAGCTAAAGCCGAGGCGGGTGCAAGCCTAACGATTCTCAACCCTATCGACGGAACCAAAACTGATTTAGTTATTACTGTCGCGGGTTCTGAGTCGGCCACTTATCGAAACGCAGTCTTTGCGGCATCATCTGAGTACACTTACAAGGATGATGATGATTTAAAAGATAAGATTGATGTTATTGATAAGCGCAACGGCGTTACCTATGCGGCCTGCATTATGGGTTGGGAAAATATGGAGTTTGACGGCAAGCCTGTAGAGTTTTCGCATGAGAGTGCGAAAAAAATACTAGCCGATACTCCGTGGCTAACAGATCAGATTGGCGCATTTATTAAGGATCGCGCTAATTTTATCTAGCGCTGTCTTCAAAGCTCGACTTGTACGTCAGGCAGTTGGCATATTTTCATGCTGTGCCTGATGGACAAACTAAAGGCAGTGAGAAGGCTAGAGCAGAGATTTTATCGGCGGCAAGTCTTGAGGATATGCCAGACATTACAGGCGGTGGTCACGTTATAAGTGCGCTGGTTGATATTGGTTTAAATACCGCTACTTATACCGAGATTGCGGCTTGGATGACCGCAACAGGCGTCAAGCTCGATTCGTGGACAGTCTCAATGATTAATAGGCTGTCGATTATCTATCAGTCTAATAAGATTAAATTCACAAGCCCCAAAGCCCAGCGCCCTTATATCGGAAGCTCACAAAAAGCTATTGACGCAATGAGAGCCGAGGTGATGAAAGGTTTTGATAATTTAGGGAAATAAAATGGTTGACGTATCGAGCTTAGTTATTCGGGTTGACTCTAAAGAGGTCAAGATTGCAGGCGCAGAGCTTCAAAAGTTCGCCAAGACAGGCGGCAAGGCTGATACGCAAACCAAAAAACTTGGCCGATCATCTGACAAGCTAAAGAGCAGCTTTATAGGTTTGCGCGGTGCCGCTGCGAGCCTTGGGGGTGTGCTTGCATTTCGTGAGGTTGTTAAGGCTGCTGATACATTTCAGCTATTAAATGCGCGTATTGCTCTTGTGACGGATAGCACTAAAGAGGCTGAAGGTGTTTACAGTGATTTGCTGGCAATGTCGCAGCGCACAAGGTCTGAACTTGAGTCCACAGTAACGCTCTACACTCGGCTAGCTAGAGCAACAGGCGAGCTAGGATTAACCAGCCGTGACCTGATGATAACGACCGAGGCTATATCGCAGTCTTTCAAAATATCAGGCGCAAGTGCTGCGGAGGCTTCGGCGGCTGCTGTTCAATTATCTCAGGCGATGGCGTCTGGCGTTCTAAGGGGTGAAGAATTTAACTCTATATCAGAGCAAGCACCGAGGATATTGAAGGCGCTAGGCGATGAGCTAGGCAAGACTACAGGCCAGCTTCGAGAAATGGCGAAGAATGGCGAGCTAACATCAAAGGTTGTTAGCAAGGCGCTTATTAATCAATCAAAGGTAATCGAGTCGGAATTTGTGCGGATACCCAAAACGGTATCAGATGCAATGACGCAACTGGCAAACGATGCAACGGATGCATTCGGCAGGACAGATGTAAGCCCACTGGTTGACGCTATAGACGACTTGCGTGAGATAGTAACAGACCCAAGTTTTCAGAAGTCTATGGTAACTCTCGCATCAGGTATTGCCAAAGTTGCCGGAGGCTTGGCATCAGCAGCAAATGAAGGTGTTAAGTTTAGCCGCTGGCTTGGCGAGGAACTGGCAGCTGCTGCTGGTGGTATAGCTGCTGATGATATTGTGAGGCTTGAGAAGGAGATATACGACCTAGAGCAGATATTAAAGGGAGTTCAAAACGACAGGTTTGTATTGTTCAGGAATTTCCAGATTGAAGGCATAACCAAAGAGATTGAAAAGAATAAAGAAAAGTTGCTGGGTTTCAAGCAGTTTGCAGAAGACTTAACCGTATCCGTACCACAGATTGATGGTGATAAGGCAATAAAGAAAGCTGCACCGGTTGAAGCTACACCAACAAGCGGCAAGCCGCCAGAAGTGACAGCAATAGAGAAGCGAATCAAGGCGCTGCAACAAGAGGCTGACGCTTTAGGCAAAACAAGGCAGCAGGTGGTTTTAAAACGCCTAGCAGATGAAGGTGCGACAAATGCGGAATTAAAGGCTGCTGAGGCTTCTCTAAGCCGTATCAGCGCATTTAAAGAAGCTGAGGCGGCTATGGCATCTGACATAGAGAAAGCTGATCAGAGAGCCGAGGATTTGCAAGGGCTTATTGAGTCGCTAAGAACAGAGGAAGAAGCGATTGAGGAAAGCTACAAGCGCAGAGTACAGATAGTTCTGGACAACACTAGGGACGGATCCGCACAAGAGATTGACCTGTTAAGAAGGTTGGAAGAAGAGAAGAAAGCCGCATTACAGGGGTTAAGTGGTGATGATGAAAACGAACTCGCCAAAGACTTTGCAAAGATGGCTAAAGATAACATCCAGACTTCAATTTCTGACGCGATTATTAATGGCGTCAACGATGGCGGCAAGGGTGCGCTAGAGGCTTTCGGTGATTTAATGCTGAAGATGGCTGCGGAAGCTGTCGCGGCTGATATAATGAATGGAATATTCAATGGCGGCGGCATGGCTGGCGGCATTGGTGGCGGTGATAATACGGCTGGATTAATTAGCGGTCTCGGCTCTTTGTTTGCTGGATTCTTTGACAAGGGCGGCAACATCCCAAGCGGTCAGTTTGGTATTGCTGGCGAGAATGGCCCAGAAATTATAAAAGGCCCAGTTAATGTCACTAGCACCAAAGATACAGCGGCGGCAATGAGTGGCGGCCCAACTATCGGCAATATAAATATGAGCTTCCCAGCCGTGGGCAATGCCAATGAAGCTAGAATTGCGGCAGGGCAAGCTGCAAGGCAAATTAACGGAATAGTGGGCAACTCCAAAAGGTTCGCATAATGACCAGACCATTTTTAGAAACCCAGGCGCCAATAGCCATCGACTTTGGCAGTACCTTCGGGCAGTCCTATTCGGTTTTAAACACCAGCACATCGAGCGGTGATAGTTACGGAATACTTCAAAACCCTTTCCCCGTTTTGCGTTATGACCTCGGCTATACAAACAGAGAGCAGAGTTATACAACTGAGGAAGTTATTGATTTGTATCATGCTGTTGGCGGTACTTTCGGTGGTTTCAGGCTTAAAGACTGGTCTGACTATTCGACCAACAATTATGTCGATATACCAACTGGCGGCGATCAGATATGCATACCAACGGCCATAGCGGGTCAGTATCAGATGGTAAGGTGGTACGGAACGCAGGGCGATATGACACAACCGAGGCGGTTAATTAAAAAACCCGTGGCTGGTACTGGCCTGGTTGCGGTTGATAGCGTTATAGCAACCGAGTATGTTATTGATTACACCACTGGACTGATACAATTTAATGCCAGTTTTGAGCCATTACCGACAGAAATTGTCACTTGTGGGTGTTATTTCGACATTCCTGTTAGGTTTGAGTCTGATTTGAGCGGCGCAAGTCTAAACACTTGGGATACAATTAGCTTAAGTTTAAATGTAGTGGAGCTACTAAACCCATGACAGCAGTGGCAGAACGCAGAACGATTTGCATCAGGATGGAAGCGCTAGACGGCACGATTGCCAGAGTCGCAGCGCAATACCCTCAAAACTTAACCATGAGTAATGGTGAGGTTTATCTTGGTGGTGAGTTCACGACAACATCAACACGGTCAACGGTTATTGATGGCGGCGCAGCTACCATAGATTTTGGCTTTGTTGACTCTGCAAGCACAGCAACACGATCTGAGATAGAATCGGGCAAGTGGGACAATGCAAGCGTCTATGAATTTGCAACAGATTGGGCAAACCCTGTAGAGGATGAGGAAGAGATCAACCTCTACACACTGGGCAAGGTTTCAGACGATGACGGTGTTTATACTGTTCAGCTTATGGGATTAAAAGATAAGCTCAATCAAACAACAGGAAGATCTCACACTCCATCGTGTTTGTGGACGTTTGCAGATAACCACCTAGACACTGGCATCATTGCCACAGATAAGAGTCGGTGCAAATTATCGGCGGCATCATTCACAGTTACAGGTACAATAACCAGTGTTACAAGTGCGGAAGAGTTTGCCGACAGCGATAGAGGTGAGGCGGGCGACTATTTTGGAAATGGTGAGATTATTTTTACAAGCGGCTTAAATGCTGGCCTCAGCCGCAGAAATGTCAAGTCTTTTTCTGGTGGAGTAATAAAAACTAACTCACCTTTCTATTACCTGCCTCAAGTTGGCGACTCTTACACGATGATAGCGGGGTGCAGGAAGCGAGGGAAAGAAGACTGCACGGGTAAATTTAACAATCGAAAGCGCTTCGGCGGCTTTTCTTATGTACCAACTAAGTCGCAGGTTACAAAATTTGGCAGCCAATAAAATAGTAGAATTGGCGCGGGAATGTCTCGGCACACCTTACATACATCAAGGACGCCACAAAGGCGTGGGGCTGGACTGTGCTGGGCTAGTAGCTCAAGTGCTTGATGGTCTTAGCCTTCCATATAACGACATGAAGGGCTACCCAAGAACACCGTATCAAGGGATGCTTAAAAAGGCGCTAGATAATGAGCCAAGTTTAGAGCGCGTTTATAATTATGAACAAGGTTGTGTTTTGTTGCTGCGAATAACTAAAGACCCTCAGCATCTCGCTATTTACACAGGTGAAACAATTATTCACTCATATTTGACAGCCGCTAAAGTTACAGAGCATGGTTTTAGTGATAGCTGGAGGCGCAAAGTTGTGGCCATTTACAGGATTAAAATAAATGAGTGATTCTAGTGCTGGGCAAATAGTTGGCGGCGTTGCTGGTGCCGTTGTTGGTTTTGCTGCTGGTGGCGCAGTCGGTGCTGTACAAGGCTTCTCGCTAGGGTATGGAATAGGTGGGGCTATAGACCCACCAGAAGGGCCAACGGTAAGCGCTGTAAGATTAGAGGACTTATCATTTCAGTCGTCAACGTATGGCGCGCCAATACCTAGAATATATGGAGCTGTTGGCGCTCACGGCAATGTTATATATTTAGAGAATGGAAAATATAAGGAGTCTGTATCAACAGAAGATCAGGGCGGCAAGGGTGGCGGTGGCGGTGCTTCAGTTGAGACAGTTACATATTTTGCAACCTTTGCCGTCTCAATATGCGAGGCTGTTGATGGGGCAAAAATCAGCAGGCTATGGCTGGGTGGAAAGTTGTTTTTTAATGCTGATTCTGGAGATATAGGAACGGCAGTGCAAAGTAATAAAAACGCCGGTAGCTTTAAATTCTATGATGGCACTCAAACCGAGCCTGATCCAAGGATTGAATCTGTTGTTGGTATTGATAACGCCGAGAGCTACGAGGGAACAGCTTATATAATTTTTTATGATTTGGATTTATCAGAGTATGGTAATGGACTGTCTGGTTGCCCTGTTAAGGTTGAAATATCAACAAACCCACAAAATCAGCCGGTTTTTTTAAATAGCGCAAGTCAGGATTTTACAGGTTTTGGTACTTTTGAGCCATACCCTGCAAGTCTGGACGTTTCTGGCTCTGTTGCGTCTATGCCTAATTGGGATAATATTTACCCGCCTACCTCGGAGAGAACAGAGTATAGACAGGATTTTGATAGTGCCGTTGATTCAAGACAATCAGTTGTTTCGCCGACAGGAATACCGCCGTCCGGCTTGAATGATACAGGTGAAATTTATAACACTATACAGGAGTTGTATGGGAGCTTTCTTGACATACGATATCCGACTGGCCAATTTCAGATAAGAAACAAAAGATTGTCAATTATTGTTTTAGGCAATTTAATAACAAAATATAATAATCAAGAGTATCAAGCGCCAAACGCGGCGGGTTTCGCTGTTTGTGTTGATTCTGACGGTGTTTATACATATACAATCGACGCAACAAAAATAACTCGTTTTGATGAAGGCTTAAATATTGTCAACACAATGCTGCACGGTTTAAGTATTAACCCTTCTGTGAGTGCGGGTCAGGTCGGAATGTACACCTCCAACGGGTTGCTCTATGTTGGCTATGGCTTGGCGTCAGGGTTTACCAACTACTTCAGTGTGAGCGATGACTTAACTGGGCTTATTAATGAGTTTACAGTTCCGCCAATGGAAAACCAGAATGGAACGATGGAGTTCGCTGTAAGTAATGGGGTTATGAGTCGCTTCAACGTTGACAGAATAAACTCCAGGGTTTTGTTTGATAGCTATTCTTTAAGCGGTGTTAGTTCTGGTGGCTCAGCACTGTCTGATGTTGTTACTAAAATAGTAGGTGATGCCGGTGTTGAGGCGCAAGATATAGACACTTCTGACATAAATGGCGAGATATTAAGCGGTTACATAGTGACACCAAAAGATGCCAGATCAGCACTGTCTTCACTTCAGACTGCCTTTCTATTCGATGTAATCCAGGATGGTTATAAGCTAAAGGTTGTTAAAAGAGGCGGGGAGCCAGTAATTGAAGTGCCAATAGGTGATCTGGGCGCAAAGAAGGAAGGGTCGGCAACTGACTTTATACTATCAAAATCCAGAGAAATGGACACTCAGCTCCCCTCAAGAATTGAGGTAAGGTATCTCGACAGAGCTAGAGAGTACGATACCGGCAGCCAATACGCAGACTTCCCAACGGTTGCAGTCAATGAGAAATCAATAGAAGTCCCTATTGTGCTGACATCAAATCAGGCGGCTAGATTAGCAGATGTATTGATTCAAGCTGCATGGATAGAGCGGGACAAGTTTAGCTTTTCCCTGCCTCAGAAGTATCTCGAATTAAAAGTTTCTGACAATATAAAAATAAATGATAACGGCAGGATTTATCAAATAAGGTTAAGCAGTAGATCGGAGTCGCAGAATCAAATAATTAATTTTACCGGCTCCCTATCGAGACCGGCACTTTACGAGTCTGATGCTGTTGGCGCTGATGGTGTTGAGCCTGATGAAACAGTTAATTATCTGGGGGACTCAGAAGTCGATCTTATCGACGCCCCTATGATATTAAACTCACTTGATTTATCTGGCTTTGTTGCCGCTATGAATGGCAAGGCAAGCTGGCCTGGTGGCTCTTTGTTCAGGTCTTACGATTCGGGACAGACTTACTCAAATATTCAATCTTTTGTTTCATCTCCGCCTAAAGGTACAGCGATAAATACGCTATCACCATCTCACGGCTTTGTTATAGAGAGAGGCACAGAGCTAAAACTAAATAATGTTAGCGGTGATTTCTTTTCTGTGTCTGAGGCCCAATTAATGTCAGGCTCAAACTGGTGTTTTTATGGGGCTGATGGGCGCTGGGAGGTCATTAGATACATGAGTGCAGAAAATAAGCCTGATGGTTCTGTTGTTCTTTCTGGATTTATAAGGGGCCACAGAGGCACGGAGTGGGCTACAGGGTTGCATAGTGAGGGTGATGTTGTAATTTATGTTGGCGGCTCAGCTTCTCAATTTGTAGGCTCAGAGATTGATAGAATTGGGATGCAATCACAATACAAGGCGGTGACTATTGGGCAACCTGTGCCTGATGCGGAGAGTTTCGGATTTACTTACAAAGGGGTTAATTTAAAACCATTAAGCCCAGTAATTCCGCTCGCTAATAAAATATCAGACTGGATTATAAGCTGCACAACAAGAACAAGATACCAGGGTAATTTTTGGGTCTCAGGAGTGCAGCCACAGAATGAGTCATCTCTGATTTATGAGCTTGATATTTTAAATGTGGATAATGTCGTTAGGACAATAAGATCATCATCTCCTGATTTTGTTTACACGATAGCGCAGCAGGTGGAGGATTTTGGGTCTGAGCAGGACGAAATAAAATCTAATTGTTATCAGGTTTCCAGCAGGGTGGGCAGGGGCAGGGCATTATTAATAGAGGGTTCTCCATCACCCGTTTTAGCTAGATACTGGAGAATGAGCATAGTACAAAACCAAACAGGTGCAGGCTTTACTGTTTGCCCTGAAATGCAGTTTTTTGACTCTGCGGGTAATGTTATACCGGCTATAGGCGCTGGCTTTTCAAGTTCTAATTTTAGCCCCTCAGATGGGCCTGCAAATGCTTTTGACGGAATACCTACAACTCAATGGGCCTCGGTATCCAGTGACGCATCCCCATTTCTGGGTTTTGTCTTTGATGTTGGTGTAAGTGTTGCAAGTATTAGCTGGCAGGGCTGGCACTTTACTGGGCAATCGCAAGCAGCAATTTATAATGCTCAATTTCAGGTCTCTGATGACGGCTTGGTCTGGCAAGATATAGGGCAACCAATAACAGGAGAAACAGGATGGGCTGCTTTTGAGGTTAGAAACTTTGCAATTCAATGATTAAAGGTTTAAAAAATGACAACGCCAATACTTAGAATAACGGAAGTATCAAACGGGCAAATTGACCAGTATTTAACAGTCAATGAGGCAATGCGAATAATGGAGGCGGCAAGCGATGGTTTTTTGGTTGTCGATCTATCATCTGCTGACGCAACTATAACCAATGTGGCCCCAGACTTTGAGATGTTGAGACATAAAACATTTGCAGCCGAGGGCAATAGTGTCGCGAGGTCGATTACATTCTCAGCTAATCAACGGAGCTTTAACGTGGATAACAGAGGTAGTGCTGCGCTAGATGTAATCATTGGCGCAACTACTGTGAGTGTACCTGCGGGTGACATGTTCGCATTTTATGCTGATGGCACAGCGGATGGATTAAAACGGGCGTTATAGATAAAGTTAAGGGGCTATTGCAGCCCCTTTTTTATGCCTGATTAAAATGGTATATCTGAGTTATCAAAGTTTGCAGGCTGCGCTTGTGGGTGTTGCGCTGCCTGTTGTTGCGCCAGTGTTGGTGCCTGCTGCATCTGTTGCGGTGCAAACTGTTGTGGCGCTTGTGGCGGCTGCTGGGTTGCAAACTGTTGTGGCGCTTGTGGCGGCTGCTGAGGTGCAAACTGTTGTGGCGCTTGTTGCATCTGCTGAGGTGCGAATTGCTGTGGCGCTTGCTGTTGTGGCGGTGCTTGCTGGAAACCCTGTTGTGGCGCTTGTCCGGCCTGTTGTGGTGCTTGACCACCTTCTACCCAGAAGACTTTGCCGTTGCCTAAGATGTTACCTTTAACGCCAGCGTCTTTTTCCTCCTTGCTAACGTCTTGCGTAATCATGCCGCTATTGCCGTACTGGTCTAGCTCTGCGAGATCAACAAAAATTGTACAGTCTAGATAATTGCCTTTTTGCCCCTTGAATAAGCGGTTCATATCAATCTGCGATGTGTTAATTTTTAAACTTAATCCGATTTTACTCATTTTATTTACTCTCGTTTTAGTTAATTAAAAATGATGCTGATATAAGGCCGACAGATAGTGCTGCTATAATATTCATCGACCTAGGAATATAATGATCGCCATTACCT